TTAAAGCAAAACCAGGATCTAATATTGATGTCAAGTCTACCTTAATTATAACAATAAACGGTGTATTACAAGTACCCGGAGAATCTTTTATTTTTGATGGAGGCAGTACTATTAGATTTACCGAGGCCCCTAAGGCTGGGGATACTTCAACACTTATGTTCTATCGTGGCACTTCAGAAGTTGATACTAAACCTACTGATATTTTAGAATCAGTTAAAGTCGGGGATAAGTTAACAATAGATTCTGATGATCCAATTTATGAACAAAATTCAAGAACTGTTGTTGATATAACAGCCACTGATTTGACTGAAACCAATCTCTATCCGGGTCCAGGAATTTCGTTGGTCGCAGATTTAGCCAGACCAGTTACCTTGTGTTATCAGCTTTCTGATACAACGATCAATGGAGAATCAGTAACTAAAGATAGAGAGATTTATGACTTTAATGTTATTAATCCAGCTACACTGATAAAGAAAATTAATAGCCAATCAACAGAAATTTTTGTTGATAATGGTAGACCTTATCTCAGTAGTGTACCAACGGCAAAAAATGTGATCTCATTCATCTCCAATACTGCCTGGACCCCCGCCCTGGCAACAGCAATTGTATCAACGGCTGGGACAATTTCTTCAATTCCTATTGCCGATGGCGGTTCTGGTTATACTACGACACCTTCCGTAACAATTTCCTATCCAATTGGATTTGGAACAACATTGGCAGCATCTGCGGTAGCTGGAATTACAAGTGGTATTGTTACATCAATTACGGTTGTTAATCCCGGAATTGGATACTCTACTATCAACCCACCGCAAGTTTTAATTGAACCTCCAATTAAAACGGTACAAAAAATTGATGGATTTACATATCAAGGGGATTTTGGTTATATTACAGGAATCGCCGCAACTTCAATTGTTGGTATTGCAACAACAGGATTGGCATTTGATTTCCATATACCTTTAACATCATATCTAAGGGATCCAAATAAAGTTGGTACTGCCATTACTATTAGTGGCATTCAAACTGGATATTACTTTATGGTTAAAAATTCCAATGTTGGAAATGCCTCAACTAGCTATGATGAAAATAATCAGATAATTGGTATTGGAACAACTTATCTTGATAATGTATACAGAGTTGCCAAGGTTTCTATAGCATCAAGTACAATAGCTGGTGTTGGGGCTACATTCGTAGCTAGGGTAGTTGTATCTGTGTCTAATAATCAGTTCTCTGGAATACAGACAAATTACTATGGAGATTATACTTGGGGAAGAATTTCTGGGTTTAATGAAGTAATCTCAAACGAATTACTCCCTTTCTATAATCAATAAATTTTAACGATAAATACCTAAAAACTATACAAATGGCCGCAATTATAACTGACCAACTTAGAATTTTTAATGCTAGTAAGTTTGTTAGTGGAATCACTTCTTCTAATGATACAATTTATTCCTTTGTTGGTCTAACTAATCCTAATGATATTTCAAGCACTTGGAATATCTCCCCTGTTGCCCCGAGAGATAGTTTTAGCGATGAAAATAATACTTGGGACACTATTGTTGCCCTTAAAAAAATCAATGCCGAGGATATAAATCAGGTAGTAAGAAAAATTACATGGGAATCAGGTATAACTTATGACATGTATAGGCATGATATAAGTCGGGATAATATTGCCCTTCCTTCAAGAGCAACTAGCCTATATTCATCTAATTATTATGTTGTTAATAGTGATTATAAAGTATACATCTGTCTTCAGAATGGTACAGATCCTGAGAATCCTCAGGGCAGACCGTCCTTAGATGAACCTAATTTTACTGATCTTGAACCTAGGGCCGCCGGGGATAGTGGGGATGGTTATATCTGGAAATATCTTTACACGATCAAACCAAGTGAAATCATCAAGTTTGACAATACCAATTTTATTCCAGTTCCTAAAAATTGGTTCACTGGAGCGGACAATGCTGCAGTTAGAAATAATGCCGTAACAAGTGGGCAAATTAAAGTTGTCACTATTGGTAACAGAGGGGTAGGCGTAGGTACTGCAAATAGAGAATATAGAAATGTTCCTATCAAAGGAGATGGTACCGGGGCCGAGGTTACTATTGTTGTTAACGGAGATTCTAAAGTAGAAAGTGTTACCGTCTCCAAAGGGGGTAGTGGCTATACTTATGGTAGTGTAGATCTAGTTGCTGGTGGTGCCCCAGTTGGTACAGTTAGGCCAGTATTTAATGTTATTATTCCGCCTCAGGGTGGTCATGGGGCTGATATCTATAGAGAGCTTGGAGCAACAAACGTGATGCTCTATTCTAGAATTGAAAATGATCAGCAAAATCCTGACTTTATAACTGGCAATCAAATTGCAAGAGTTGGTCTTATTCATAATCCACTAAGTTATGATTCAAACGAGCTTTTGAGTTCCGATAAGGCTAGTTCCCTTTATGCATTAAAACTAACCGGCACTAATTTTAATGCGGCTTCCTTCCCAGCCAACACGACAATTACTCAAACCGTAGGAACAGGAATTACTGCTGTTGGTAGAGTTGTTTCTTATAATTCGGTAACTGGGGTTCTCAAATATTGGCAAGATCGTTCAACCGCAGGTTTTACTACCCTAGGAGCGCAAAATCCTAATCCAATTTACGGATTTAATAAAAATATGTTCACTTCTTCTCCAGCTTCAGGAGGAAGTCTAACTATTCAAGGTACAGTATCTTCTTTAGGTATAGATACTACATTTACGGGTATAACTACCACAATAAATAATAGAACTTACTATCTCGGACAACAATTTAACAAGGGACTCTCTACCCCGGAAGTGAAAAAATACTCTGGTAGTATTATTCATGTTGACAATAGACAGGCCATTTCTAGGTCTGAAAATCAAAGAGAAGATATTAAAGTAGTAATTCAGTTCTGATAATCATGCCCCAAGAAACAAATCTCAATACTACACCATATAATGATGATTTTGATGTAAACAAGGGGTTTTATAAGGTACTATTCAATCCTAGTAGACCAGTCCAAGCAAGGGAACTTACTACTTTACAGTCTATTTTACAAAATCAGGTAGAGCAGTTTGGTAAGCATATTTTTAAAGAAGGTAGCGTTGTCATACCCGGTAATGTAAGATATGAGGCTCCAGTATCTGCAGTTGAAATTGAGTCCGACTATAATGGTATTCCCATTTCTCTTTATTTTAACCAATTAATTGGTAAAAAAATTCAAGGCCAGACTAGTGGAGTTTCTGCGGAAATTTTTTACCTATTAGACAAAAAAGATTCTGAAAGAAATAATTATACGCTATACATAAAATATTTGCAGAGTGGATCGGATTTTCAAGCTTCTACTTTCTCTGATGGTGAAACACTAATTCTACAAGATATTGTTAATTATTCTAATACTAGTATTCAGCCTGGTCAAGGCTTTTGTAATACAATCTCCACAAATTGTAATTCAAATGGATCTTCCGTATCCGTAGCAGAAGGTGTATACTTTGTTCGTGGCTATTTTGCCAGAGTATTACCTCAGACTATTCTTCTTGACCAGTACAATATTTTTCCATCTTATAAAATTGGTTTTAATGTAATTGAAACCATCGTAACGGCAGATGAAGATAGTTCTTTATACGATAACGCCCAAGGTTTCTTTAATTACGCTGCTCCTGGGGCAGATCGCTTTAAGCTTGAGCTAGAATTAGATAAAAAAAGTATAGAAGATGCTAGTACCGATAATTTCGTTGAGATCTTAAGAGTAGAAAACGGAACTCCACAATTTTTTGATAAAAATACACAATATAATTTGATCCGGGATGAACTTGCCAGGAGAACTTATGATGAATCTGGTGATTATTTTGTCATTCCTTTCCCATTATATGTCAGGGATAGTCTTAACGACAGAATTTTGAATACTGGTATTTACTATGAAAATCAATTTACTGCTCAGGGCAATATACCATCAGAAGATAAAATGGTATATCAAATTGGCCCTGGTAAAGCCTATGTTGGTGGATATGACGTAGAGACTATTTCATCTAAATTTTTAGATGTACCTAAGGCCAGAGAAACAAATACTGTTCAGAATCAAGTTCTACCTTTCAATGCTGGATCTACCTTAATTATCAACAATGTAATTGGTGCTCCTTCTGTTGGTCTTGGGACAACTGGTTATGTTAGTTTGATGGACTCTAGACTTGGCACAAATAAGATGGTGGCCGCAGGATCAACCATCGGATTTGCTAGAGTTTATGACTTTATCCCCGAAAGTAACTATGTTGATAATACCAGTAGATTAGTATTAAGACTTTTTGATATTCAAACTTACACCACATTAACCCTAAATTCCAATATCACTATATCTACTCCTGCCTATATTGAAGGTAAGTCTAGTGATGCCAGCGGATTCTTGGTGGATAGTGTAACCAATAATAATCAATTAAAGCTAATTCAGGTTTCTGGTAAATTCTTAGAGAATGAGCAAATTTTAGTAAACGGTATTCAAAATAATAGACTGATTACTAGTATTACAGATAACTCAATTAAAGACGTAAAATCAATTTATTCCAGCGTTGGTATTTCAACTTTCAATGCTGATGTTGAGCTAAACAAAAAGTCATATATTGCTCCTCCTGGAACCGTTTTCAAAATTACTCCTAATTTCTCGGGCATTAGTACAGTATCTTCCGGCCTTAATAATAATTTCAACACTTTAGTTAAGCCTGGGGACATTATTTCATATAATAATCCAAATTTTAGTGGAGATGTAATTTACAATAAAGTATCTGCTGTTAGTGCTGGTGGTACTTTCTTTAACATAGTTGGGATTACTACCGTATCCGGCGTATGCTCCGGGGCATTACCATTAACAAATACTGAAGTCTCCAACATTATTAAAATTGAGTCTTATTTGGATTCATACAATGATTCCTTAATGACTCCCCTAGGTAAAAACAATGTAGCAAATATTGATCTAGTAAGTACCGAAATTACACAAAGAAGAACCTTTGACAACGTTTCATTCTCAGCATCTTCATTAACTATTACAATTAATCCAACAGATGTAGATGTTTATTTTGATTCATTTGATGAAGATAAATTTGTAATTGTTTACTCTGATGGCACCTTTGAGCCAATGCGGAGTGATAAGTATTCTCTTGATGGTACTGGTAAAATCCTTACTTTTAACGGCCTAACAAAATCAAGTGGAACTGCCAAGGTTATCGCTACCGTAAAAAATCTAAAGCCATCACATAAAAATAAGATCTTCAATCCAGTAAAAACATTAGTTGTAAATAAATCCAATCTTACTTCTTCTGGCATTGGTACAACCACCCTAAATGATGGCTTAACATACAGTAACATTTATGGGCTAAGAGTGCAAGATAGAGAGATTTGTTTAAATGTTCCTGATGTAGTGAGAGTTATCGGCATTTACGAGTCTACTACTAATAGCGAGCCATCATTACCAAAACTCCAACTTAATTCTTTTAGTGGAGTAACTAATAGCAACCAAGATCTACTTGTTGGGGAGACTTTTATTGGTACCGATTCTGGCGCTGCAGCTATTATTGTAAGGCTAGTAGATTCCGATAAAGTTGAGTATGTTTATCTAAACACATTCCAATTCCTAGAAGGCGAGCAAATCAAGACTAAGCAATCAGAAATCACTGCAAATATTACCAAAAACATCTTTGGAGATAAAAATATAACTCAAAATTATTCTCTAGATGATGGGCAAACCCAATCAATTTATGATTATTCAAAAATAGTAAGAAAAAATAATAATACCATTCCTACTAAGGCATTAAAGATTGTATTCCAGTCCTATACCATAGACTCTAATGATACTGGAGAAATTATTAGTGCAAATAGTTATTCTGTTGATAGATTCAAGCATGATGTTCCTTCTCTGGTGAATAGAAGGCTATCAGATTTTATTGATATCAGACCAAGAGTAGCGGAATACTCCACATCACAATATTCTCCATTTGATTTTAGAGCTAGAAATTTTGCTGCAGACGGACAATATTCAAAGTATGTACTGGCCCCTAATGAGAATATCATTCTTTCTTTCTCATATTATCTTCCAAGAGTAGATAAGGTTCTTCTCAGCCCTAATGGTACCTTTGAATTGGCCATGGGTCTACCTAGTGAGAATCCAACTGCACCAGAAACAAAAGCTGGAACTTTGGATATTGCAACTATTCATGTTCCTCCTTATGTTTATAATGTAAAAAATGTTAACGTGAAAATTCAAGAGCATAAGAGATATCGTATGCAAGATATCTCTTTGCTAGAGAATAGAATTGAAAGGGTTGAAAAGTATACAACTCTTTCAATGCTTGAAAGTAAGGCAGAAAACTTCACAATAAAAGACGCTGAAACTGGATTAGATAGGTTTAAGTGCGGATTCTTTGTTGATAATTTCTCCACTCATGATTATCATGATTTAAGCAATCCTATTTTCAATAGTGCTATTGATTCCGCTAATAAAACTTTAAGGCCAAAACATTATACTACCTCATTAGATCTACAATTAGGTTCTGAAGCAATTTCAGGAGTAGGGCAAACGTTCTCTCCAACTGTAGATCAAAGTTATGTTAATGATTTGGGATCTCCTGGAATCAAAAAAACTGGGGATCTAATTACATTAAATTATCAAGAAAAAGTTTATATTCAGCAATCTGTTGCCACTAGAACTGAAAATGTTACTCCATTTATTGTTTTCTATTGGCAGGGTTCTATTGAACTTCATCCTCCAATGGATTCTTGGATTGAAGAATCTTTTGTAACAACTACAACCGCAAATACCGTTACTACAAATGTCCCCCCACAAGATGTTCCTGCTCTAGGTGGCGGTGCAATAGTTTCTTCAAGCAGCAGAGGAAGTGCATCAATACAGACAGAAAGACAAGCAAAAGAATCGCAAAATTCCCCAGTCTTTACTCCGCCATCTACGGTCAATCTTGGAGTCCAAGCAACACAATGGCTAACAAATGCCCAGCAACTTTTAACCCAAATTGCCGTTGGTGGACCTAGAGCCAGTGATGGATTTTATACATTTACAACAACCCCGTCCATTACTAGCTCAAATCAACTGAGTACTTGGACTGGTAATAGCTTTATTTGGGGAGACACCTTACATTTAGAATATGATACGTATTCTGGCTCCCTAACCCAAGCTGATAAAGATTATATTAATCAATTACTTCCTCCTGACGTAGCTAGTGCTTATATTACTGAAATCCAAGCACGAAAAGATCATGCTGCCGTATTAAATTTTAGTGCCTCAGCCTATTTTGATGGGGCAACTACTGGTTCTACAGTGACCCAACAAACACAAACAATAACTAGAAATATTCTAATACCACAGCAAGTACAAGAAACTATTACTAGTAGAACAAACACCTCAAATTATACTGAAGCCGTAACTTATCTAAGAAGTAGGAATATTGAATTTGATGTTAAGGGGTTGAAGCCCGTTACCAGTTTTAATGCCTTCTTTGAGGGGATTGATGTTTCTTCCTATGTTTTCCCCAAACTTCTTGAAATTAGAATGATTTCTGGTAAATTCCAGATTGGTGAAACTGTTGAAAGTGATCCGCATTTTATTAGAGGTCAAATTAAATTTAGGGTTTGTTCTCCTAATCATAAAACTGGGCCATTCAATGCACCACAAGAAACATTTGCATTAATTCCATATACTCAAACTCTGCCTCCATCCAATTATTCTGAATCTTCTACATTTATTAACGTAGATACTAGGGCTCTACAACTTCCATCTGAAGTTGATTACTATGGAATCGCTCTCAAGGATATGACCATAATTGGTAAAACTTCTGGGGCGGTTGCTAAAATAACGAATATACGGTTGATCTCCGATTCTCAAGGAAGGTTAATTGGATCCTTGTTTGTACCTAATCCCAAAACTGTGGGTAATCCAAATTGGATTAACGGTAAAAATACCTTTTTAGTTTCTGATTCTAAAACTTTAGATAATACTAAGCTAGATTTGATCATAGCAAACCAAAGAACAAGCCAAAGTAGTGCCCAGGCAGACTTTACTTCAAACGCCACTAGAAATGTAACCGAAACCAATATCATAACAACTAGAAATGTAACAATTATTCCAGCAAGAACCGTAACAGAACAAATTACGCAAGTTGTTGATGTTGTTGTTCCTGGTGTCAATAGGCCCGCAGTTGATATCTTCTCTTCCGCAGATCCACTGGCGCAATCATTCTATGTGACCCCGCCTAATGGTATTTTCGTTACAAGTATAGATGTGTTTTTTGAAACCAAAGATAATGATATCCCAGTAACACTCCAACTTCGGCCCATGATCGCGGGTGTACCTAGTACGGTCGTGGTTCCATTCGGTGAAGTCACTTTGACACCAGATCAGGTTAATCTATCTCTTGATGGTACTGTAGCAACCAGATTCACTTTCCCTTCTCCAGTTTATCTAAAGGGTCCACAATCACAGGAGATTCGCAAGTCTCCTGTTGGAAGTAACCAGACTTCAGAATACTGCATCGTACTGTTATCCAATAGCTCTAATTATAGAGTGTTTATCTCACAATTAGGCGAAAATGACATTCTAACAGGCGCTAGAGTATCACAACAACCAACTATTGGAAGCTTGTTTAAGTCTCAAAATGGTTCTGTTTGGTCTCCTTCCCAGCTAGAAGATCTTAAGTATACCATCTATAGAGCCGATTTTGAACCTAGTGGTCTTGTTAGATTCTATAATCCCAAGCTAGGGCCGAAGAATAATAAGACAACCATAACCGGAGCTAATCAGTTCTTATCCCTTTCAAGAAGGGCTGTGGTTGGACTTGCTTCAACAGGATATAATTCTAGCGTAATAGTTCCTGGTGTGACCATTAAGCAAAATAGTGCTTCTGCCAAACTTTTCAGTATTGCTGGAGATATTTTGGTTGGTGCGGGTGTGACTGTATCTGATGCTGGTATTGGCTACACTAATGGAACTTTTAATAATGTTTCTCTGGTAACAGAAACAGGCTATGGTAAAGGAGCAACTGCCAATATTACCATCTCTGGAAATGTTGTCAATACCGTTACTATCGTCAATGGTGGTATTGGATATTCCGTTGGTGATAGCCTATTGGTTCCTGAACTAGGACAAAATGTTGGCTTTGGCGGAAAAGTAACTGTAACTAATGTAAACTCCTTGAACACCTTTGTACTTTCAGACATTCAAGGAACATTTACTCCAGGAATTTCAACCGTTAGTTATGTTAATTCATCGGGAATAACAACAACAATTGGAGTAGGTGTTACCCTTTCAAGCGTTGAGCCTGATAATTATTATGATGGTAGACACTTAAAGGTGTATCATTTAAATCATGGAATGCATTCTAGTGAGAATTATGTGAAAATTAGTGATTTTAGACCTCTAAACACATCTACTAATTCTAATCTTTCCGTTCAGTTAACTGCAACTGAAACAAATACTATTTCACTAAATTCCTCTTCTGGATTTGAATTATTTGAAGGGCTTGCCGTTAGTCCCTCAAACCCAGGTTATGTAATAATTGGTAAAGAGGTTATTACCTACACTACAGTAACCGGAAATGTTCTTTCCGGTTTAACCCGTGGCGTAGATGGAACACAGGCCCAACCTTATGCTGTTGGTATTCCAGTTTACAAGTATGAATTTAATGGTATATCATTGAGAAGAATCAATAAGGTCCATAATTTTGCTGAGGTAGATATTGATAATCATCCTATTGAATTGAATAGCTATTTCATTAAATTAGAAACTTCTAATACTGATTTTGATGGTAATGTTATTGGAACAAATAGGCCGGATCTTTACTTCAATACCACAGTTCAATCTGGTGAGGCTGGTACCAACTTAAGTAATAACATTCAATTTGAAGTCATTACGCCAAATATTGCAAATATTGTTCCTTCAAGAACTAGTCTAACATCAAGAATTAGAACTTACACTGGAACTAGCATAAGTGGCAATGAAAAATCATTCATAGATTCAGGTTTTTCTCCAATCGCATTAAACTCCATTACTTACCTAAGTTCCCCTAGGTTGATTTGCTCTACTGTAAATGAAGAAAGATTCATTAATGACTCTCCTGGTAACAGGTCATTTACAATGGAATTCCTGATGAATACAGAAGATTCTTTTGTATCTCCGGTAATTGACACTATTAATACCTCCGTTATTTTGACAACTAATCTTGTTAATTCTCCCGTTAATGGATCATATGCAGATGATGATAGCGTAAGGTCACTTTATGCAGACAAACATGCTGCAATTTATGTCTCTAAACCAATAAGGCTGGAAATACCAGCAAACTCTTTGAAGGTCATTCTATCCGCTAATAGAACTAGTTTTAATGACGTGAGAGTTTTGTATCAACTGTATAGAGATGATACACCGGATAGCTCTAAGAATTTTGAATTATTCCCTGGTTATTCTAATTATCAAATTGATGGGCAGGGAATTAAGAGAGTTATAGACCCTTCCAAGAATGATGGCTCCTCAGATACGTTTGTTCAAGAGGGTACTATAACAGGATTTAAAGATTATCAATACTCTGTGGATGATTTGCCTGATTTTAATGCTTTTGCTATCAAAATAGTCATGGCATCTACTAGTCAGACTAATCCACCTTTAATCAAAGACCTAAGAGCCTTTGCCACCATAAAACCTAGAGTATAATGAATTACATTCCAGTTCAAGATAAGAATCACCTAAAAAGGGATTTAACTACTAATGCCATAATTAATACTGATCATGAGAGTTATGCTTCTTATGTTGAAACATATAAACAAAAATACAATGAGAAGCAGAGAATTCAGCATTTAGAATCTGAAATGGAAACCATAAAGGGAGACCTCTCAGAAATTAAGTCACTCATTTTATCCCTGGTAAAACATGAATCCTAATGATATTAAATTAGAGTCAATGAATCGGGCTTTTGAATATGAAAAATTATCCCGAGATATTGACACAATAGATAATATAGATGATCTTAGAAATTTTTCTAAGTACTTTTTAAAATTGTATCTTAAACAACAAGAAGTTATTAGTACTCTATAATGGCCAAACCATCATCAAGACAACAACTTATTGATTATTGCCTAAGAAAATTGGGTGCTCCTGTTCTTGAAATTAACGTATCACAAGAACAAATTGAAGATCTTGTTGATGATGCAGTACAGCTATTTCAAGAAAGACATTTTGATGGTGTTACCCAGACGTATTTAAAGTATAAAATTACACAGCAAGATATTGATCAGGCTCGGGGTAAGGCTAATGTTGGCATTACTACTGTTACCGGGGCATATAAAAATTTTCAGTTTGAAGAAAACGGAAGTTATTTACAGATTCCCGATTCTGTGCTTGGCATTAATCGCGTTTTTAAATTTAGTGGGGTTAATAATATATCAAATAGCATGTTTAGTATTAAGTATCAATTATTCCTTAATGATATCTATTATTGGGGATCAATGGAATTACTTACTTACACTATGACCATGCGTTATTTGGAAGATATTGATTGGATTCTTAATACAGAAAAACAAATAAGATTCAATAAAAGAGACGATAAATTATATCTTGATGTTGATTGGAGTTATGTTGATGTTGATTCTTACATTATTATTGATTGTTATAGGGCTCTTGATCCAACACAATCAACAAAGGTTTGGAACGATTCTTTCCTTAAGAGATATTTGACTGCTCTAATTAAAAGGCAATGGGGACAGAACCTTCTAAAGTTTAGAGGAATGAAGATGCCCGGCGGCATTGAATTAAACGGTAGAGAACTTTATGATGATGCCCAGAGAGAACTTGATATCATTCAAGAAAGAATGAGTATGGATAACGAGCTTCCGCCCTTAGATTTGATTGGGTAAAAATAAATGTTAAATCCTTTCTTTCTTAATGGTTCACAAACCGAACAAGATTTGCTTCAAAGTTTGATTAATGAATCTATCGGCATACATGGAATTGATGTATATTATATTCCTAGAGAGTACATCACAAAAAGAACGGTAATAAGAGAGGTTATTGAATCAAAGTTCTCCGTTGCTCTACCAATTGAGGCTTATGTTGATACCTATGAGGGGTATGAAGGTGCTGGCACTCTTCTTTCTAAATTCGGAATACAGCAAATTAATGATTTAACTATTACCATATCAAAAGAAAGATATTTAAATTATATTGCGCCATTAATTGAAAACATACCAAAGATTGAATTATCTGCAAGACCTAAAGAGGGAGATTTAATTTATTTTCCTTTAGGGGATAGATTGTTTGAAATAAAATATGTTGAGCATGAAAATCCTTTTTACCAGTTAAGGAAAACTTATGTTTACACCTTGAGATGTGAGCTATTTCGTTATCAAGATGAGATCATTGACACTGGAATTGATTTTATTGACGATAATACTCAAAATCAAGGATTTGTGCAAATTTATAAAATGGTTGGTATTGGCGTAACAGCTACCGCAACTGCTACTATTGTGAATGGGGGTGTACGTAGTGTTACGATTACCAATCGTGGTGACGGATATAATTCGGCCCCTACAGTAGGATTTACAACTGCCCCCCTAGGCGGAAAAACTGCAACTGGAATTGCAAGCATGATCGGCGGTATTGTTGATCTTTGCGAACCAGATGCCACTCTATTCAGGGTTCAGGCAGTTAATTTAACTAATGCTGGATTTGGATATACAACACCCCCAACAGTTGCTTTCTACGGTGGTGGGGGCGCGGGAGCGGTTGGCATAGCAAGCATTGGGGATGGGATCGTTGGTATAGTTACTCTTACAAATCAGGGTAGTGGATATGCAGAACCTCCCACCATTACCTTTACTGGAGTATCTACTGTTGGAGCCGCAGCGACCGCAATCATACAAAACGGTAAGATCGTCCAAATTCTACTTTCTAATACCGGCCTTGGTTATACCGTTGCGCCAACAGTTACAATTTCTTCTCCTTATATGGTTGGATTCGGAACATTCTTGGTGAATGAAGAAGTTGTTGGTAGTATTTCAAGTATAACGGCTAGGGTCAAGAATTGGGATGCAGTAAATAATATATTAGAAGTTTCAAATTCAACAGGACCATTTGCTCCAGGAGAAGTTGTATTGGGATCAAATTCTGGGGCAACCTATAAAATCCTCGGTGATTTTAATGAATTAACTGAAGAACAGTTAGACGAAGAGAATGTTGATACTACAGAACTTCCATATCATTATCAAAACAATATCATTCAATCTGAAGCAAATAAACTATTGGATTTCACAGAGTCCAATCCATTCGGTAATCCATAATGTTTGAGCATTTTTACTACGAAACTATCAGAAATACCATAACTGCTTTCGGTAGTTTGTTTAACAACATTTACATTAAGCATAAAGATGCCGAAGGTGAGGTAAAATCCACACTCAAAGTTCCTATTGCCTATGGACCAACACAGAAGTTTCTGGCCCGATTAAAAGAGTCTCCTGATCTTAATAAACCTATTCAGGTAACAACTCCTAGAATGTCAATGGAGATGATCGCCCTGACATACGATGCATCCAATAAAGGAGTTCAGACCCAAACATTTATTGCCAGGGATCAAAATAATAAACCAAGAAAGTCATATCTTCCCGTTCCTTATGTACTAAACCTTGAGTTAAGTATTTTTACTAAACTAGAGGATGATATGCTCCAAATAGTGGAGCAGATACTTCCATATTTTCAACCTTCATATACTGTTACTGTTAAAGTTCTTAGTGAAATAAACGAAAAAAGGGATATTCCCTTTACTCTAGACAATATCTCAATGGCAGATAATTATGAGGGTAATTTTGATGAAAGAAGAGCCCTTATTTGGACATTAAAATTTAACGCAAAAATTCATTTGTTTGTTCCTATTTCTTCTGCCACAGCTACATCAAAAGAAATTATCAATAAGGTCAATATTGGTTTTGTTGCTGGTGACACCAATGCGAGTTCTCCATTTAAAGATGCGGATATTTCCATTACACCGACAGCGACAAAGAATTATACTGGCACTGTAGTTACCACATTATCCCAAGAATCAAATAGCACAACAAAGTCTCTATTTGTAGTAGATCCTACAAATATAAATGAAAAGACATTTATCAGTATTAATGATGAAACCATTTATGTTGAAAGGAAAATTGGCAATGAATTAAGGGTAATTAGAGGAGTTTACGGTACAACTCCAAAGTTACAGATTGCAGGCAGCAATGTATTGAACATAACTACCATAGATAATACATTAATTGTTTATGGCGATACTTTTGGTCTTTCAAGCACTATTACCTAATGGCAAATAAGAAATTTACGGAATTAAATAATACCTTTAACATTGAGGCAGAACCTTTGTCCAGTCAGATTGAAAAGGTAGAAGAATCGCCCATACAAAAAGTGGATCAATCCTTGGCCGATCTTGAAAAGGATTATGTTCTTGTTCGCTCCACAATGACAAACATTATTGATAAAGGCAGAGAAGCTCTTGATAGTGTATTAGAACTTGCCCAAGAAACTGATTCACCTAGAGCATATGAGGTGGTAGGGCAACTTATTGATAAAATGACAACAAGTACTGAAAAGTTACTTGATATCCATAAAAAAATGAGAGACATTAAGGAGGGAGGTAATAGTAACTCTTCTCCCACTAATGTTACTAATAATGCGGTTTTTATTGGCAGTACTACGGAAGCAATAAAAATGATTAAAGAGCAGCTAAAGAATGTTAACCTAGAAGAAAATTCCGATAAATAATTATTACAAACAGAGTAAAGTAATGCCTAGTTTTGAAATTGGAAGAAAAAAAGGGGTTGATAAGTTAACACCAGAGCAATTTAAAAAACCGCGTGAGCTTGCACCTGAAAATTCACAAGTCAAAAAAAGAGCACAGAGGGCGGATGTAAAATTGCCTAAAATACAAAAAGAAGAATTGACTCTTGTACAAAAAATCCTACAAGAAATGGGATGTGGCTGTGGAATGAAAAAGCACAAGACACCCGAAGAAATCGCAGAAAAGCATGGTAAATCTGTTGACTATATCAATAAACAATTAAAAAGTGGAATTAAAGTAGAACATGAACACACAACTGATGAACATGAAGCGGAAACAATCGCTCTTCAACACCTTTCTGAACGTCCTGATTATTATGAGCGGTTGAAGAAAGTAGAAAAAGTTGACGAGGCAAATAAAGAAGATCCTTGTTGGGATGGATATGAGCAAGTAGGCATGAAAAAGAAAGGCAAGAAAAAGGTTCCAAATTGTGTTCCAGTTAAAGAATCTTTTAGACTTCCTGCCCAGAATGGACAACTTTTACATATTTTACATTCTTGGCGGGGTAAAACTTTGGCAACCCAACTATTTTTCCCAGCAGGAAAAGTGCCAAATCGCCGTGAAGTAGCCGATGCCATCAATAAAGTTTATCCAGATAGCAAGTTATTGTCTTATAGAGTTGGTAATTTTGCTCCTGATCAACCTTTAATTCAAGTGGCTAATACTGGATCTAAAAATTATCTATTGAACAACGGTACTATTGGTGAAAGCGCAGCCTGGACACGTAAAGAAGGACAAAACAAAGAAGGTGGGCTAAATGAAAAGGGAAGAAAATCTTATGAAAAAGAAAATCCCGGAAGTGATTTAAAGCCTCCTCAACCTGAAGGTGGTCCAAGAAAGGATTCATATTGTGCTCGGAGTAAAGGACAACAACAAATGCACAATATTGACTGTAGCAAAACTCCAGAAAAGCGCATTTGCCTTGCCCGTAAGAAGTGGAATTGTTAATATTGAATCAATAGGCAGTATTTTTTGTGGGAAAAACTAACGATGTATATTTGGGTAATCCGCTATTAAAGCGAGCCCATACTGAAACCGAGTTAACTTATGAGCAGATTATTGAGTTAGCTAGATGTGAGCAAGATCCTTTGTATTTTGCTAGTAACTATATTCAAATTGTAACGCTAGATCATGGCCTGCAGCCATTTTCTCTTTATAAATTTCAAGAGAAAATGTTGCGAACATTCCATGATAATCGTTTCATTATCTGTAAACTGCCGAGACAACCACTATCATTAGATACACCCGTACCAACTCCAAGGGGGTGGTCTACGATAGGAAAATTGAAAATAGGAGATAAAGTATTTTCATCGGCAGGACAACCAACAAAGATTGTTGCTAAGTCAGAAGTTTATATTGATGCAGACTGTTATAAAATTAATCTTGATTGTGGTGAGAGTATTATTGCAGAATCTGATCATTTGTGGGAAGTCTTTGAGTCAGGTGATCGCACGGTACTTCCGACTAAAATTTTATTTGAACATAAGGATAAAAACTACTATTTAAAGCGTGCTCAATTAAAAGGAAAGGATAAAAGGTTTCCTGACGATTGGGATAAAGAGATTAAAATAGTATCAATAGAAAAAACCGATACTGTTCCAGTTGCATGTATTGAAGTGGAAGATACTACCCACATGTTCTTATGTGGTAAAAACTTCATTCCGCAAAAAAATTGTGGAAAATCAACAACTGTAGTTTCTTATCTTATACATTCTTTAATTTTTAATGAAAAGTTTTCTATAGCTATTCTTGCAAACAAAGCAAGTACAGCAAAAGATTTGCTCGCTCGTCTAGCAGTGAGCTATGAAAATCTTCCAAAATGGATTCAAGCTGGCGTTAAATCTTGGAATAAGACTTCAGTAGAGCTTGAAAATGGGTCAAAAGTAATGGCAGCCTCTACTTCAGCATCTGCGGTAAGAGGAGGTTCCTATAATATTATTTTCCTTGATGAGTTCGCATTCGTTCCTAACCAAATTGCATCAAACTTTATGAATTCGGTTTATCCTACTATTACCTCAGGAGATAATTCCAAAGTTATTATAGTATCTTGTGTCACCAAAGATACTTATTTATTAACTCCAGATGGTTATCGTAAAATGGAGACCCTTATTGATGAAGATAAAGATGGTGCTTATTTTACTGAAGGATATACAGTAAGGGGTAAAGATAAGTTCTATAAGGGAGAGATTGTTGTTAATAGCGGCAAGGCTCCCACAAACATCATTAAGACTCGTTTGGGGACTCTTGAGTGTTCAGAGAAGCATAAACTATGGGCATACAAAGACGGGAAATATGACTATTTTAAGAGTTCTGAACTTTCAGTAGGTGATTACGTCTCATTGAGATATAATGAACAAATCTATGGTAATCAAGATTATGTAGGTTTTTATCCAGACAAAAATAAAAACAAAAATGTATTTTCTTGTGACTATATTACTCCTGATGTGGCATATTTTGTCGGTCTTTATGTTTCCGAGGGGTATGCTAGAAAGATTTTTAAGTCAGATGGTGTCAGTGAAAGGGGTGGTCAAATTGTAATCAGTTGTGGGGATGACGTTTCGGAGGTCTTAACTAGACTTGATATTAAGTACACAAAAAAGGACGAAGTACATTATTCAATTAATTCACTTCATTTAGTTAAATTTTTAGAATTTCTTGGATTTGACATTACAAAGAAAGCTCCACGGAAAATCTTGCCTAACAAGGTATTAAGTTGGTCTAAAGAAAATCTCATTGCCTTACTTCAAGGTATGTTTGATGGAGATGGTTGTGCTACAAAAATAGGGTCTGTTTCTTATACGTCAACTTCATATGAATTGGTGCGTCAAGTTCAACTTCTCTTGGCTAATATGGGCATTTTAACTTCCTACTATGAGAGAACTTCTCCACCATCTGAAAGAGTTAAAGTTTCGTCTACAAATCATAATGTTGAAGCTACTGGATTATTTGCCAAAAAGTTTTTTGAGGAAATTGGATTTAGATTTGAAAGGAAACAAAACAGGCTTAGTTTATTAAAAGTGTCCAAAAGGGAAGGCAATCAGCAGGACGTGATTAATGATTCTATTCGTGTTATAAGAGAAAATATTATTATTAAGACTCCAAGAATAAAGTGGTTAGTTAACAGATGTAAAAAATTCAAGCATCTGTCAAGAAGAGCCATTTTAACAAGTAAAAATGAAATCCAAGAAAATGGCAATCAATACTTAAAGGATTTCATTGAAGATAATGTTCATGAGAACTTAGTATGGGTAAAAATAAAAGAAATAGATAAGTCGGAAAACGAGGTTTTTGACGTATCGCTTCCAGATATTGAGGGTGATAAGTGGTGTCATTCTGTTCTTTATAATAATTTCTTGGGCCATCAAACCCCTAACGGTATGAATTTGTACTATAAAATGTGGGATGATGCGATCAATAAACGTAATGAATATGTACCAATTGAAATTAATTGGTACGATGTTCCTGGTAGAGATGAAGAATGGAGAAGATCAGTAATATCTAACATTGGTGAATTGGCTTTTGAGCAGGAATTTGTTTGTTCGTTCCTAGGATCATCCAATACACTGATTTCGGGAAGTAAATTAGGTGCATTAAAATTTAATAGTCCATTGAGATCAAAAAATAAATTAGATATCTACGAAGAACCAATAAAGGACCATGTTTATGCCATTACTGTTGACGTTGCTCGCGGCGTAAATAAAGACTATTCTGCATTTTCTGTTATTGACATTACAGAAATGCCATATAAACAGGTAGCAAAATTTAAAGATAATCAAATAAAGCCATTATTATTTCCTTATGTTATAAAAGATGTAGCTGAAACTTACAACAAGGCATATATTCTTTGTGAAGTAAATGACGTTGGTGATCAAGTTGCCACTGGATTACATGATGAACTTGAGTATGACAACATGTTAATGTGTAGCGTTAGTAGCAGAAAGGGTCAGATTGTCGGACAAAACTTCTCAGAAAAAGCTGCCTGGGGAGTAAAGATGCAAAAGAATGTAAAACGCATTGGTTGTTTAAATCTAAAGGCTCTTATTGAAGAGGATAAATTACTCATTAATGATCTTGATACCATTAATGAGTTATCTACTTTCATTGCTAAAAATGGATCATGGGAAGCTGATGATGGAAAAAACGATGATTTAGTACTCACTTTGGTTATTTTTGCCTGGCTATGTACTAATCAATACTTTAAAGATCTTCAGGACCAAGATCTAAGAAAAAAATTATATGAAGAGAAAATGGCACAAGAAGATGATAGTGTATTGCCATTTGGTTTTGTTAACTTGGGTCTTGATAATGCAGTTGAACAGAGCGATGATGGTACTATATGGATGGCAGCAAATCCAGAGAAAGAAATAGAAGATCTAGCCAATTTGTGGAATTATTTCTATTAAATATATAATCAAAAACCCCAAAAAATCTAAATAATCTTTAGATAAACGATTTATTGGGAGAAAAGATGGCAACGCCACAATTATCACCAGGAGTACTAATAAGGGAAGTTGATTTAACTGTTGGTCGCCCGGCTAACATTAATGATAATATCGGAGCCATTGTAGGCCCTTTCTCTATTGGTCCTGTTTCTGAGCCTGTAGATATTCCCTCAGAACAAGATCTTATCAATGTATTTGGTAAGCCACTTAGTACAGATGCCCAATATGAGTATTGGATGAGTGCAAGCTCATTCCTTTCTTATGGTGGTGTTCTTAAGGTAGTCAGAGCCGATGGTGCCAATTTAGTCAATGCTAATGCTGCCCGCAACATCTCTGGTGTTTCTACTGTAGGCGATGTTTCACTAAAGATCAAAAACTATGATCAATATGAAGCTGAGATTGCAGATGATGATTCTGTAAATTATGTTTTTGCAGCTAAAACTCCAGGTAGCTGGGCTAATGATCTTAAGGTTGCATTTATTGATGATAAGGCCGATCAAATTATCACCATCGGAACAACCTCATCTAATCAGATAACTGTAGGTGCTGCCGTTACTTCATCTGTAACTAGTGTTGCTATTGGTGTTGGTACTACCTCAGTCTTTACTGGTTATGTAAAAGCTGTTGTTACTGGTATCAATACTGCTCTTGGTACCGCCGATGTAAAAATCGTAGCTAAGGTAGAGTCTGGAACTAATATTGAAACTCCTATTGTTTACTCTCAGAGAGATCCGCTTGCATCTTTCCGCACTAGCACTACTGTTGGATTTGGTTCAACTACTGCTAGCGTAAGCCAGATCGCGGATTGGTACGATGAGCAAACTATTAATCTAACGAATACCACTATTTACTGGAAGTCCATTGCGCCCAAGCCAACTACCACTCAGTATGCTCTTGAAAGAGATAGCCTGAATGATGGTATCAATATTGCTGTATTTGATGATACTGGGGCAATTACTGGAATTCGTGGTAATTTGATTGAAAAGCATATCGGTCTATCTAAGGCTTCAGATGCAGTTTCTGCTGTAAATTCCCCTCAGAAAATCTTCTGGAAGAACTATCTTGCTCAATTCTCCAATTACATCTATGCTGGCGACAACCCTTCTGATGCTGGAAATAATGAGAAAGTTTATCAGACTAACGTTGGGTTGACTACTGCTCAGGGGCTATGGAATCTTCCTGCCCAAAGTAAAACTTTCTCTGCTCTAGGTAATGTCACCTACACTCTAAGTGGCGGTAAGGATTACGGAGCAAATGGTGGTCATTCTGCTACTCTTGGAGATTTGGTTAATGGCTATCGCCTATTCACCAATAAAGAAGAAATTGCTGTTGATTATCTAATTAACGGTCCTGGTCTAACCAGCAAGTTTGAATCACAAGCTAAGGCACAAGAACTTATTGCCATTGCCAATCAACGTAAAGATTGCATTGCGGTAATTTCTCCACACAGAGCCGATGTGGTTGATTTGACTAATACTGATGTTCAGACTGATAATGTAATTGAATTCTTCTCTCCACTAGCATCAAGTAGCTATGCCATTTTTGATAGTGGCTATAAGTATACTTACGACCGCTTTAATAACAAATTCCGTTATATCCCAACTAATGCTGATATTGCTGGACTTTGTGTTAGAACTGGTATTAATGCCTATCCTTGGTTCTCTCCTGCTGGACAACAGCGTGGTGTTCTTAACAATGCCATCAAACTTGCCTATTCTCCAAATAAGGCACAGAGAGATCAGCTTTATCCTCTAAGAATTAATGCCGTAATCAATCAGCCTGGCGTTGGTATTATTCTATTTGGTGATAAGACTGCTCTTGGTTATGCTTCTGCCTTTGACCGCATTAACGTCCGTAGACTGTTCTTAACTGTAGAACAGGCCCTAGAAAACGTAGCCACTGCTCAACTGTTTGAACTAAACGATCAAATTACTCGGGCAAACTTCGTTAATAGCGTAGAGCCTTATCTTCGTGATGTTCAGGCAAAACGTGGTGTTTACGACTTCAGAGTAATTTGTGATGAGACTAATAACACCCCTGACGTTATTGATAACAATGAATTCCGTGCTGACATTTTCCTGAAGCCAACTAAATCTATTAACTATGTGACTCTTACCTTCGTTGCTACCCGTACTGGCGTCAGCTTTGAAGAAGTTATTGGTCGGGTTTGATTTTAAATAAACTAAGGAGGAAATTCTAAATGTCAACTTTACGCACTATTACTGGTTTCAAAGAGCGCCTCGCTGGTGGTGGTGCTCGCAATAATCTCTTTGAGGTAGATATTCCTGCCTTCCCTGCTTCTTTAGGGATCACTTGGGACTCTGAAACAATCAAAACTTTCAAGTTTCTTTGTAAGGCAGCCACTTTACCTCAGTCTCAGATTAATCCTATTGAGGTTCCATTCCGGGGTCGTAGTTTGAAAGTTTCTGGTGATCGTATTATTGATCCATGGACCGTTACTATCATCAACGACGAAGATTTCAGACTTCGTACTGCTTTTGAGCAATGGGCTAACGGTATTAACAAGTTGGATAACGCTACTGGTGCTACTAATCCAGCATCCTATATGGTTGATGCCTACGTGTATCAACTCGGTCGTGGTGCAGACTTGGGTAAATTCTCTAAGAATCACTCTCAGATTTTCCCCGAGGGCCAAATTCCTCCACTTCGCACATATAAGTTCTATGATATCTGGCCTTCTAATGTTGGTCCTATTGACGTTTCCTATGAATCTGCTGATCAAATTGAGGAATTTACTGTAGAATTCCAAGTTCAGTGGTATTCTGCTGGCGAAGGTACTCCTGACCAGACTGGAACTGTTATCCGCTAAGATAAATAGTTCTACTAAAAATGTAGAACTATATTTTTCATGGCTAAATTATTTGGTTTTTCAATTGATGATAAGGAAAAACTAACTCCATCTACATTGTCCCCCGTTCCTCCTAATAATGAGGACGGGGTTGATCATTATATTACTTCTGGTTTTTTTGGTTCTCACATAGACATTGAAGGTGTTTATAGAACTGAATTTGATCTTATTAGGCGATATCGTGAAATGTCATTGCACCATGAGGTGTCAAATGCTATTGAAGATATCGTAAATGAAGCTATTGTATCAGACACTAATGATTCTCCTGTTAAGATTGAACTATCCAATCTTAATGCAAGTGATGAACTAAAGGAGATTATTAGAACAGAATTTAAGACTGTTTTGGAGCTTTTAGATTTTGATAAAAAGGCCCACGAAATTTATCGTAACTGGTATATTGACGGCAGACTTTACTATCATAAAGTTATTGATTTAAAAAAACCCACTGATGGCATTCAGGAATTGCGTTATATTGATGCAATGAAAATGCGGTATGTTCGTAGAGCAAAGGGGGAAGATAAGAGCAAACAAAACCTTAAAACTAACGTTCGCGGTGAAGTTAATCCCATGGATTTAGCTTTCCCAGAAATTGAAGAATATTTTGTTTATCACCCAAGAGCAGAAAATCCTATTGGAACACCGTCAACAGGACAAACTGCAGGGTCTGATGCCGGAATAAAATTTGCAAAAGATGCAATTACCTATTGTACCTCTGGTCTGGTAGATCGCAATAAAGGAACTACATTATCTTATTTAAATATTGCAATTAAGCCTCTTAATCAACTAAGAATGATTGAGGATGCAATCGTAATTTATCGGTTGACCCGTAGTGTTGAGCGTAGAATTTTTTACATTGATGTAGGGAATCTACCTAAGGCCAAGGCAGAACAGTTTTTGCGGGAAACCATGCTCCGGTATCGCAATAAACTTAATTATAATTCTACCACTGGTGAAATTACTGATGGTAGGAAGTTTATGTCTATGATGGAAGATTTCTTCCTTCCTAGACGTGAAGGCGGAAGAGGTACTGAGATTACTACCCTTCCTCCCGGACAAAATCTCGGAGAATTAACCGATTTAAATTACTTCAAAAAAGAACTATACAAAGCACTTGAGATTCCTAGCTCTCGTATTGATGGTGATGGTGGATTTAACCTTGGTAGATCATCTGAGATCCTCAGAGATGAAGTGAAATTTTCTAAATTTGTTGGTCGTTTAAGAAAAAGATTCTCTACCTTATTTGTGGATCTTCTAAAAACCCAATTGATTTTGAAGAATATTGTTACACCAGAAGATTGGAATCGGATGGTGGAGCATATTCAATTTGATTTTCTTTATGATAATCATTTTGCTGAACTTAAAGAAGCTGAATTGCTATCTGAAAGATTGAATATGGTTTCTCTTGCCGAACCTTATGTTGGTAAATATTTTTCACAAGATTATTTACGTCGTAATATTCTTAAGCAAACTGACGAAGAAATTGTTGAGCAAGATAAGATTATCCAAAAAGAGATTGAAGAAGGAATCATCCCTGATCCCGCAACTATTGATCCTACTACTGGTTTACCTTTCGCTGAAGTCCCCCCAGAAGGTGCTGGTAATAATATCCAAGGGGATAGTGGGAAAATTCCAGTAGATCCGCAAATTAACGCTTCTTCGGTAGAACCCCCTAAGATTAAAGGAGCTGAGATCTAAATAAAAAACCAACTTGGTCTTTTAGATTATGGACAATAAAAGAATTTTTATCACTGGTGGAACAGGTTTTCTTGGCAGAGCAGTAATAAGAAAGTATTATAACAACAATCAAATAACTGTCTATTCTAGGGACGAGGCTAAGCAATATTATCTACAAAAACAGTTTCCAAATATCTCTTGTATTTGTGGGGATATAAGGAATTATGACTTAATGCTCAGGTCAAGTAGATCTCATGATATTGGTATTTTTGCCGCATCTTTTAAACAGATTCAAGCTTGTCATGATAATTATGAAGAGGCAAATCAGGTAATAGTTCAAGGTGCGTTTAATAGTCGGAGATGTGCCGAAGAAAATCAATTTGAATCGGCATGTTTTATCTCTAGTGATAAGAGCAGATCGGCAACAACAATTTACGGTGCAATGAAATATGTTGCCGGGGAGTCTTTCATATCTAATCATAAAAAAACAAATGTGCGACTAACTACCGCTCTTTATGGTAATGTTCTAAACAGCACTGGAAGCATTATTCCTTTAATATGGAAAAGTATCCAAGATGACTTCCCCTTGTCTCTTTATGGTGAGGAGATGACTAGATTTTTTATTGACGTTGAAGATGCCGTAGATATGATTGAATTCTCTCTATTTAATCTACATGGATATAATGTAATCCCAATTCTTCAGAGTATGAGGATAGCGGATTTATTTCAAATTTTTAGCGAAGAATTTGGTCTTAAATATTCAATATCCCAACCTAGACCGTGTGAAAAGATCCATGAAATAATGGCATCCCAAGATGAAGTTCCTAGGATAAGAAAGGAACATAATTTTTATCTTATGCATCAAAAAGAAATATACAATGAAGTAAAATTTCCTAATAATCAATATTCGTCCCAAGACTCTGTAATTGGTAAAGACCAATTATATCAATTTCTACAATCAAAGAATTTTTACAAACCTCAATGAAAGTATTTGTATTTGGTGCAAGTGGGATGTTAGGTCAATACCTAACAAAATATCTTTCCTACTATTTTGAAGTAGTTCCTATTACTCGCAATGAAATAGATCTGACTAAAGAGATTTCATTGATTACACAAAAATATACCTTTGATAGCTCTGACCTAATTATTAATGCGTCCGGTATCATTAAGCAAAGAGACTATTCTTCTGAGGAATTAATCCGAGTTAATAGTCTATTTCCACATTTCCTAGCTAGGCTCGGGTGTAATGTTATTCATATTACGACTGATTGTGTTTTCAGTGGTAATACAGGTCATTATGACGAGGATTCCCCTCATGACTGTTTAGATGATTATGGTAAGAGCAAATCTTTAGGTGAATGCAAAGATTTAACTATAATTCGCACATCAATAATCGGAGAAGAATTGTACAATAAACGATCTTTACTTGAAGTGATCAGAGCAAGTAAAAATTCTACCATTAATGGATTTATTAATCATTTTTGGAATGGGATTACATGCCTAGAGCTATCAAAGCAGATTCGCAATATAATTGAAACAAACTCCTATTGGAAAGGGGTAAGGCATTTTCATTCTCCAGATACAGTGAGTAAATTTCAGTTAGTATCTTATATTAACGAAATTTACAAATTGGGCAATACGGTTAATCCTATGATGGTAAATTACTGCAATAGAAGTTTATCCACGAAATACGATAATCCAGTAAAAACCAATATAAGGGATCAAATTATTGAATTGAGGGAATTTGGGAGTAACCCATTTAAAGCTAAAGAAAGCAAGTTAGAAGGATTTCCCCCAGTAAATTTTATTAGCATACCTGAATCTCACGAAAGAAGAGAAAAACTTATTAATACTTTAAAAAAATATAATGTCAAAACGGTACGACCTTATATTTACGAAAGGTATAAAAGTGGTGATCATAAAATTGTTTTTCCTGATCCAAATGAATTGCCTGATTATAAATTTTCCTTTCCCGATGCTTGCCTAGGAGCTTTTACTTCACATTTTAAGGCTATTAAGGATTGGTATGAAAATACAGATGAAGAATACGCAATATTTTGTGAAGATGATATAAGTTTTGAAACCGTTGAATATTGGAATTTTACGTGGAAAGAATTTTTTGATAATCTTCCTGTAGACTGGGAATGCGTTCAACTTTCATTAGTGAGGGCTGAGCCTACCATTTTTATTTTTTATGGTGATGGGATACAACTTAGACACAGATGTTGGTGTGATTGGTCGGCCTGTGCTTATCTGATAAACAGAGATCGGGCAAGGAAGATGCTAGACACCTATTATGACGGTGAAACTTTTGTTTGGGACTACAGGGGATCCGATAAGCAAGTTAGAAAAGAGCAACATTACCAGACATGGCCTTATGAGCCTGGAATTGAGACTATAATCTTCAGTATCTTAGATAATAAGCCGGTTTATACTTTCCCTCTTTTGGTATTTGATAACACTGCCGAAACTACAGTTTGGGGCGAAGACGGAAATCAGAAAAATATGTTTGGATATTCTTATTCTGCTATTACTAATTGGTGGAAAACCGAAGGTAAAAATTTGAGCATAAAAGATCTAATAAAGATAAAAAGCTGTAACGACAGTAAATTAACGGCGAAAGAAAAATTAAAAAACTTTCCTTCCGTTAATTTCATCAACACTTTTGATTTAAAAGATAGGAGAGAGTATCTGTTTAATGCATTTAAGGAATGTGGGTTAACTAACATTACACCGCATATTTTCAAAAGGTATGAAGAAGGAGATTGTAAAATTGTTTTCCCACCTAACCATCAGCATAATTTTCCCAATTCATATTTTGGTGCATTTACATCACACTTGAAGGCAATTAAAAAATGGTATGAAACCACTAATGAAGAATACGCTTTCTTTTGTGAAGATGACATAAGTTTTGAAACTGTTGAGTATTGGAATTTTACTTGGGAAGAGTTTTTTAATTCGTTACCATCTAATTGGAATTGTGTGCAGCTAGGTTTAACTAGGTATACAGACACTATGTTTTTATATTTTGATTCTGGGGTTAAGCTCCGAGCTAGATGTTGGTGTGATTGGGGTGCATTTGCCTATCTAATTAGCAGGA